TTGGTGATATCACTCCAGTCGGCAAACTCCACGACGCCTTCTTCTTTCTCACCAAACGAAACCTGCTTCAGCCCCTTAATGGACGGTGGCTGCGCCCCCAGAAAGCCGACATGACGCAGGTAAAGCGTGCCGGGCTTCGGGTTGTTCGGTGAGTCCGGCAGATAGAACGAGGCGGAGACCTTCTTGAAGCGCCCGTTGCCCACCAGTTCGGCAAACTGCGGGTCAAGCTGGTCAGGCTCTGCCAGCAGATCGCCGCCGTTAAGCGACAGGGATTTCACCCAGCCCCACGCCGGGTCTTCCGTTTTGGGGTGGCCAATAACGAGTGGTGCTTCATGGACGGACGGGTCATAGGCTTTTACGCAGGCGGCAAGATCGCTTTGCGTGAACGGCAGTTTCGTGCCGTGCATATCGGTATGAGTACCGGCTTTAAAAATGTGAATGGCTTCCATTTTGCTGTCCCGCGTTACGTTGTCGGGGACAGTCTGTGGAAAAAGCATCAGCAGCGCTTTTAATCTGCTTTAGAAAAAATCGGGGGTATCAGTACGGGGAATGTCACGCTGCAGGCGAATAGTGGTGCAAAGCGGGGGCTGTAAAGCCTTTATAAAGGTAATACAGCCCCTCAGCGGCTGGCAATGATAAATCACCCGCCTGTAGAGACAAAACTCAGCGACGGGCCGCTGCTTCAAGATGGCGGACAATCGTATCGAGGATGGGGACAACCACTTCAGGCTGCAGTTCACCGTCCCCCGTCAGCGGCAGGAACGGACGGGCAGGAAGTTCAACGGACTCATTACGTCCCGTTTTACCACCGAACTGGTGAATCGGCCCATAAACGACATTAGTGCCAACCGCTGCCTGCCGGTCGTCATGGTCGGTTGATACCGACCCCATCAGACGCCCGGTATCCTGCAGCGTTTGCCCGTCGCGCTCCTGCGCTGCCAGTGAGGGAGTCCACCCCGGACGCCCCTCATCGAGAAAGTTAAACTGCGTTTCCGCCAGCAGGGTTCCGGCGATTTTGCGCATCGCGGGTTCCAGGTCTGTGGCTGCAAGGTCCAGCGCACGAAGGCTCCGGCGCAGGGATTCATCGTTAATGGTGACATTGACCAGGTTATCGGAAGCCATCGTTATCCTCTCAGTTCCTGCTGTGCCAGCGGTTGAAGCGTACCCTGATAGCGGGCAAGATCGGGACGGTATGCAGCCCCCGGCGCATAAGACCAGCCGACGTCGGTGGCCACCTTCGTGGTGCCGGTATTGAAGGTGGCGACGTTCTGCATCTCGCCTGTTTTCTCTGAAACCAGCTTCAGCTCCCATCCCATGGCTGAGCCAGCACCTGACACCTTCAGGCCACGGGCACGCACATCCGCCGCGCTCAGGGCAATCACACCACAGCGGCAGCGCCAGCCGTTCGGTGGGTAGAACGCCTGCCAGAATGGGTCATCATAGCGCAGTACCAGACCATGCAGCGCCAGATGGCTCTTGCGGGTATGGCTGTCGTTGATGCCGGTATACATCCAGTACGGCCTGTCGTCGACGTTCTCCATCTGCTCAGCCCAGCGACCGGCGCTGTAGAGTACGGACATATTGGTGCGAAAGATGGTATCGAGCCGCCACGGGCTGCCCTGCTGGATGGTGACCGGCTCGCCCGTTACCGGGTCGGTGGTGTCACGTGGCCCCCACCATCCCTTACGCTGCAACTCCGGCTCCAGCTCCTGCCGGAACCAGCGGCCTGTTTTTCCTTCATCGACAGCCTGCTGCAGTGCCCCGCGAATATCTTCCAGGATATCAAGGCGGGTCACTTTGGCGACGGTAAAGGCGCGGGCATGGGCATCCTGCCACATCTCCTCCCAGTCCCACGTGAAGCTATACCCTTTGGACTTCAGGTAACTGATAGCCCGTTTGGGGGGCAACGTCATGCAGTACGCCAGTTCAGCCGTTGTCACGCTCATGCAGACGCCCCCAGACAGTTGCAACAAACATAATCCGTGTCAGCCGTTCCTGCAGGTCTTCAGTGTTCATCTGAGGGTACAGCTCGGCCAGTTCGCCCAGCAGCTCAGACGGGTTAATGCCATCTTCAACCCGCTTAAACAGAGGAGCCAGTACGGGTTCCAGCGTGCCATTTAACGCGCCTCCGTTCATCAGAATATCCAGCGCGTCGTCCAGGGCCTGCTGTGCCTGAATATCGGCATCAATGACCTCGGCAAATGACAGCGGCAGCATGTTCTTCTGGCGTTCTGACGGTGGTGTCTCGTCAATATCGCCGTCCTGCAGCTGGTACTCACGCTTGAAGTATTGCGGGGTGAAGACCACACCGGCGCGGCTGAGTTTCTCGTCGCGGGTTGCCTGGGTATCGTCGACCGTTCCCTGTTCCCACATCTTCCAGACGGGGCTGGCCACATCGCCAAAGTTCATTGATACCGCCATCCTGATGGCCTGATTCACCGCGCTTTCCACGATATCAGCGTCAGCGTCACGGATATCATCGGTGACCTCCAGTCCGGCCTGCGCGGAGGCGCGGTTACTGTTGGCCTCGGTGGTCTGATTCTGCCCCAGCAGGGCGATGGAGATTTCACTGCGGGCAAGCGTTATCAGGTTCTGATAAATATCGCTGCTGTCGGCCTTGCCTGCGGCCTCCTTAATTTCAATAGAGGAATCGTCAGGGATAGCGGCCACCGCGTCTTCCACCATTGCCTCCATGGAATCCAGCAGCAGGTCAATCTCGCCCTGTGCCGTACCGCGCGGATGCTTGCCGATAACCCACGGTGAGCCGTATTTCTCGGCAAAGCGCACCCAGAACTTCATGCCGCCTTTTTTGAAGGTCACGGGCCAGAAGCACATCGACAGGTCAGGGAAGCCATACGGGTTATCGTAGGTCGCGTCCTGACGCGGTACCACGAACTTGTTCAGCGGTACCGGCTCGCCTTCCAGCCCGGCGTCTTTAGCACGAAAGCGCAGCAGGTTGTCATTGTCGAACTGGAACCACTCAGGTGGCTTGCCCACGATATCTGCGATGCCCCAGGATTTAACAGAGCGTCCCCACATGACCTCACAGGGCTGATACCCGTAGAGAACGGCGTCGGTCATCTCGCCAATGATGCGGGACAAATCCAGATCGTCGAGCATATCCCGGATGAAGCTGAATACCCGCGCCGGGGCATGACCGCGCTCAAGACCACGCTCCAGTGACTTGACCGCCGCCTTACGCCTGCGGATGCAGCCGCCGACCAGCGGGTCGGTACGCAGCTCGCGATAGATGCGGATATCCCGGCCCTGAGATTTCAGAATAGGGTCAGGGTTAGGCAGGTACATCCCCAGCCCGAAGAAGTCGATGGAGCGGCTGCGCGAGGCGATCTGCTCCGTCAGCGTTTTATTAGGTTCGGCAAATTTGACGAACTCACTGGGTGAAACCCAGAGTCCACGGGCCATCAGTAATCCTCCAGCATACGGGCCGCCTGACGACGACGGCGTGAGCTTGCCTTCACCGGCCCTTTGTTAATTTCACGGCTGGCGAAGTACGCCAGCGCCAGTGCGATGGCTGAATCCCCGTGACGCTTGCCACTGTCAGACTTCGCTTTTGAGCGCTGTTCCGGCACGCGGGGAACGCCGTTTACCACCTGAACGGCCCGCAGGTCGTCCAGCGTGTCTTCATCCTTCGGTAAATCCACCAGGTTGCCGTCTTCCAGCGCAGCCTTGACCGGCGGCATATGCTCGCGATACCAGTTTTCAGTTGGCATCACCTGCTTAACCCGGCTGGAGCCGTAGCGCTGCATGGCGTATTCGGCGAGGTAAGAGCCGTTACCACGGGCATCAAGCGCCGCGCCCATCAGGTTTGGCAGGCCGTCCATCAGGTACCAGGCGATTTGCTCCTGCTGTTTGAACGGCACGTTGCGCAGTTCCAGCACGAACGGCACGCGGCGAACCAGGTTCTTCTCCTGCAGCAGGGGATAGTCCACCGACAGGTCACCGCTGCGGCCAAAGTCGCGACCCAGGAAAGAACGTGCGTCAGCGGGGAGCGACTCCAGCAACGGTTTCAGATGTGTATCAAGCCACTCCTGCGTCTCGCTCCAGCGGACGTCGTCGGGCTTAAGCTCGTAACCCTCCGGGCAGGTCAGGCGCAACACCGGCGTGCCAGCCGACATACGGGACTCAATCAGGGCGCGGGAAAGCCAGGCTCCGCCACCGTTAGCCGGAACACAGTCAAGCTCCTCCGATGCACCGGCACCGTAGAATTTGTATACCGATGCCATCCACGCCTGCTCGGATGCTTGCGACCATTCTTTCCCGGTACGCAGGCAGACGCGGTGGAACAGCCCCTCGGACACAGCCTCCTGAAAAGTAATGCGATGTACGCTACCCCCCTGACGCCCGGCCCGGATATCACCGATAAGCGTATTGAACGGGTTATCGTCACCGTCATGGGTGGAGATAACGCGCACTTTACCGCCCCAGATAAGCATCGCCAGCGCCGCCTTCAGCAGTTCGTCCAGTTGCTCATGGAACGCCGCTTCGTCGATAACGATGATGCCCTGACGGCCACGCAGGTTAGACGGGCGACTTGAAAGCGCGACGACACGAAAGCCAGAGTCAGGGAATTTGATGGTGTAGGTCTTGATATGCTTGTCGTCTTCGTCCTCTTCCCAGAAACCCTCTTCGATTTCACTGGCGGCATAGTTGAATGCCCGTGCCCACATCGCACACGCCTGGATATATTCGACGGTCATGTCCTGGTTATAGGCGATGTAATACACGTTCATCCCGCCCGCAGGGGCTGAAGAGGCTGCTGTCAGCACGTCATCGGACGCCTCAGCCCAGGTGATACCGGTACGGCGGCTCTTCTCAATCACCTTGAGCGGAGAGGTGTCAGCCACCCAGCGCTGCTGGTAGGGCATCAGAACGGCGGGGATATCCAGCGCCGAAGTATCAGGCAAAACGGGAGCAAGCTGACTCATGTGGCAATCCCCAGAATTTCACGACGCAGCGCCTGTACTGCATCGGTTGACAGTCCACCCTTACGGGCAATTTTCTCGGCGTTGCTGGCCGCCTGCTGCGCTCTGGCCCGGACTTCAGACTGGAACTTCTTGAGGTTGACGGACGCGCGGGACAGCGTGGCCACGTTCTTCGCCACCTTCGACAGCAGCGCCACGCGCTCTTTAGGGTCGACTTCGCCTTCTTCCGCTTCCTGCAGCTGGACGATGCTCTCGAACAGCTCGGTCTGAATCAGGGCGATCACCGCCTCCGAACGTGCATCCTGATCGTCAGCCGCACCTTCGGTCAGCATCCGGGCCGCTTCGGTGGCCGCACGGATAGCGCCATAGCGGCGCTCAATCTTCTGGCCATAGCGATGGATAGCCGATTTGCTGATGACGTAACCCTGCTCACGCAGCAGGGACTCCAGCTCGTTATACCCGCTGAAGCCGGATTCAGTCAGCGCCCGCTCAAGCCAGCGACGCACATCTTCCGGCAGCTTTTCTATCGTGCTGCGTCTGGCCATTATTCACTCCAGTACTTTTCCGGGCGGGCGATGCCGGGGCCGCATTCCACGGTGTATTCCACCAGGTCAACGCCGAGGCGGGTCAGGTCGGCAAACCAGTCACCGGAGGGTTTTTTCTCCAGATCAACCATCTTGCGGTCGGCCAGATAATCCAGCTCACGGCGCAGCTCCAGCGGCGTGGTGTCCGGGTAGATGGCGCGGGACACGTCCAGCAGCAGCGTCTCGCTGGCGGTATACGGGCGGGTTTTGTTCAGAGCAACCAGCAGACTCCAGCGCAGGGACTCCCGGCGCACGCGGGCGATATCAACCATTACGACCTCCTGTATGGCGGTACTGCTGTACCAGTTCGAGTTTGTTGTAGAGCGCGTCCAGCTTTGCCTCGATGACCGTCTGGCCCCGGATATAATCCTCGCGGCGGACGTAGTTCAGCGGTAAATCCGCCTTAAACCGCATAAATTCTTTTTCCAGCTCACCCCAGTTAGAGGCGGACTGTTGCAGCGACTGCTCAAGGGAGGCGAACCGCGCGGCCTGACGCTCTTCCGCCTTACTGAACAGCCACTTTGCTATCCCGCCGACAAAGCCTATAAAGCTGATGAGGAAGCCCACCACTGTCCAGAATTCAACCTGCAACGTCATTTCTGTAATCCTTCCCGTTCGTCCAGCAGACTGTTTATCTGGCTGCGCCAGCTGCGGCACTGCTTCGCGTTGTCGATGATGTTGGCGAGGACGTCACGCTGGGAGACGCCTGAGTCGCGTAGCCAGGCGTCAGCGGTTTCAGGTTGGCTGGACGCTGCGCCAGTGCCGGTGCCAGCGGTGGCAGTTGCATCTGAATGACCGGTGCCGACGGATGCGTTGTCATATCCGAGCGAGGCGTTGTACTGGCGCACGAAACCGCGAGTAAACACGCACTCAATGGGATGGCTCTTGCCTTTTTCATCAATCCAGCGCTGTGTGACATCATTAATTTGCCCCTGTAATTGTTTGTTCTGGCTCTCAAGCTGAGCAATCTGCTCAAGGTAACTGGCTTCGGCCTGATGCCCGGCAGTAACCTGCTCCTGATACCGTTTTGCCCAGGCCCGCAGCGCAGCGTTCTCAAGCGTTGCCTGCTCCGTTTTGTACGTGTCGAATGCTGACCGCAACTCACTGACCGCCTTATCGCCGTCGCGCGTGGCGTTTTCATGCCCGCTTTTGTAGCCCAGGTAATAAAGTCCAATCAGAAAAGCATTTATGACCACTGCCAGCAGCAGACTGCGCCACGGCAGATTTTTTAGCAGGTTAGTCCACACAGCTGCCGCCCCCCCATGTCAGATAACGGGGGGCCAGCTCCCGAAGGATGCGCTGCGGATAATGACGGTTCTCCCGCCAGTTGGCGGCGCTGCGTCCGGCATTTACCGTGGCGACATGACCAAACCAGCGGGTGCTGTCCAGCCCCTGCTGCGAGGCCAGCCGCTTGTCCCGCTGTACCCAGCCCAGACCGCCGTTATAGCCCGCCAACGTCATGGCCATACGCTCGCAGCTGTTGGCAGCGCTGACTCGCTGCCACAGCCAGCGGTCATAGCTGACCAGCGCCCGGATGGCCCACGCCGGATTAAACGGCTCACGACTGTTAAGCCCCGGCATCAGCTGGCTTATCCAGTCGGCGGTGGCGGGCATAAACTGGGCCAGCCCCTGAGCGCCAACCGGCGAGACCGCATCAGGTCGCCAGCCGCTTTCCTGATGCAGCTGCGCGGCGAAGTCGGCCACCGGCGCAGACATTCCCCATTCAAGCCGGGCATTACGGATCACATCGTCGCGATACTGCAGCGCAGCCTGAGGTGGCTGCGCTGCGCGGGCCTGACTGAAGAAGCCGCCACACCAGAGCAGCCAGGCAATAACCAGGTTGCCAGCGAGCTGCCACCAGAAGCTGTATTTATCGTTGCGTGGCTCGCCATGCTTGATGGCGGTTACGCCCAGACCAAAGGCAAGCAGGATGATGAGGGTGATTTGAGGCCAGTTCATGATTACAGCCCCGTCGCTACGGCCAGACAGACTGCGGCAACAATCAGCGCACGGCGGATTAGCGCAGCGGAAAAGACCAGGTGTAGGCCAGACTGGACGGGGAAGCGACCATCAGCCATCAGCCTGTCATCATGCTTCAGGTACTGACCGGGACGGGCTTTAGGGAAAAGTGAACGGTCAAGCCAGTAGCCCAGCACTGCCGCCAGCGTGATGAGTGACAGCTTGTAGACAACCACCGGAAGCTGCTGGGGCGATACAAGACCTATGGTGCCGAGCAGCAGCACTGAGGTCAGCAGCCAGCCGCTGAGACGTGGCTTTTTAACAGGGGGAATGAGTTTTTTCAGGTTTTTCATGGGTGTCTCCTTGTTGTGTGGGAGACAGCATCACAAATGTGGCGGGATACGGATTTTAAAGCGCGTTATAAGTGTTCGCAGAGGGAAGCGGCCAGAATGGTGGCACACACAACGCAGGAGAGGCAAGCACGATGAATAAGACAGCAGCGCCCGAACGTAAATCCGGCTATCTATTTGGGATCAGGATGGGGGAGAAAAACAAGATCTATACACTGAGCGTGGATGCCAGTTGCTCATCGGAAGCCATCTCGGAGTTAAAAGCCGCGCTGACGGCTATAGAAGAAGGCCGAAGCCAATTCGCTAGCGGCGATAATAACATCATGATGACCGGCAATGTGGCAGCAACATTGCGCACTAAGCCGATGACGGCTCCATCGGTTCCAGCACACGATGACCAAACACGACAGGTAGCGGAATCAGCAGTTCCCAGAACGGTTTTTCCTCTTCCTTACCTTTCTTAACGGGGGCTGGCTCCCCAGACCAGTAAAGGTGTGCCCGGTGATAAAGCTCCAGCACCGGGCAATTACCATTAAGCAGATTCATATCACCACGGTGAACTGGCTCCCAGCTAAGAACCTCATATATTGGTGCTGTTAGTATGTTCTCATCACCACGCTCTTCGGCCAATAGCGCTCTGAACTGCTTCACTTCATTCAACTGCTCACAGGCAAACAGAGACTGGTAGCGGGACGATTTCTCAGGAAAGTGGCTGCGCCGAACCAGTTCGAATACTAGCCCAATCAATAGAGCTTTACCTTCGCCGTTCTCGCCACCACCATCCATTATAGGCCCCGGATTATAGAGATAGTTTCGACCATGATTTGACAAACCATCCGGGTACATCTGATTAAGGAAATCAGCTAATTCAGGCTGTTCAGGCGGGTAGTGCCCTAAAGACACGCGACAGAATGGATACAAACTATTTGCAGAATCGAGCGTGTAATACTTTTCCAACAGGGGGACATCCTTATCAAACCAGTTAAATGACGAGGCTGTATGCCGATATCCAGTAAACCGCGTTAATAGCCGCCGAACATCCCCAACCTCATTCTGACAGTGAAAGAACGACCAGCCCGGTGCTCTAACACCAGGCTGGTCATCAACCCACAGGTATGCACTGTGAGCCGACCAAGGTTCAGTCAGTCTCGCGAGACATGACTAGCCTGCCATATTTTCATTGATTGCAAAAGGCTTACGGATAATGAAAGAACAATCTTTACCTATCGTTCCATGGATTGGCGGCAAACGTCGTCTGGCTAAGCATATTCTGCCGCTGTTCCCGGCCCACACCTGCTATGTGGAGCCGTTCTGCGGGGCAGCTGCGCTCTATTTTCTCAAGACTCCCAGCAAGATCGAAGTCATTAACGATATCAACGGGGAACTGGTGAACCTCTATCGAGTGGTCAAGCATCATCTGGAAGAATTTGTCCGCCAGTTCAAATGGGCGCTGGTCAGCCGTCAGATTTACAAATGGTTGCAGGATACGCCGGAAGAAACGCTCACCGACATTCAGCGTGCAGCTCGGTTCTACTACCTGCAGAAACAAGCATTTGGAGGCAAGGTCGCGGATCACACATTCGGTACCTCTACAACCAGTGCGCCGCGCTTCAATCTGCTGCGTATTGAGGAAGAACTGTCGATGGCACACCTGCGTCTGTCAAGAACGCTGATAGAGCATCTGGACTGGCACCAGTGCATAGAGCGATATGATCGCCCGCATACGCTGTTCTACTGTGACCCACCATACTGGGGAACAGAGGGCTATGGCGTGGATTTTCCGATAGGGAACTACATCCACATGTCGGAACTGGCGCGGAACATCAAAGGGAAAATGATTATATCGGTGAACGATATCCCTGAAATGCGGCAGGCGTTCAACGGACTGAACATTCAGACAGTTGATATCAGCTACAACCTGAAGGTCACAGGTAAAGCTACGCCACGGAAAGAATTAGTGATTTGTAATTTTTAATTAAATAGAATCGTTAATAGGTCGCCGAATTTGAACCCACTTACAATGGATTATGCTATGAAATTTAAGATCGCTGTTCTGATTTCTACCTTTTTAGTCGCTGGAAATACTATGGCTGATAGCGTCATGAAAGCTGAATTTCATTCAATGCAAGAATGTCTGTCAGCTATAAAGGCAAATGGTGGCGAACCACTCAAAATCATTCAGGATAAGCCAGACATGGTGACTGGGCGATTGCCTAACGAGAAAATGTTCGCCTGCGAAAAGAAAGAGACAGGGTCTAAAGGCACTTACTTTGAAGGTTGGTTTATGGTCAAAGATTAACAGTTTTGTCGTGGCAAGAGCTTAGGCCTTGCCACCTTACTTTTTTTTGATAAGCCTTTCCCGATAAGCAGCTAACTCAACCACATTCCCTTTACCGTGAAATTCTTATAAGCCCTCTCCCTACCCAGCAAACTTGCTTGGTTTTGGTTGAGTGAGGACTTTGCCGACCTCAAGAATAGCCCTCCGCTGCTCAGGACTCATATCATCAAACGCATCCATCAGAGCCTGTTTCTCCGTTGAGATACCCTGCACTGATGAAGTCCCATCCCCCAAGATAAATTGTTCACCAACACCTGTGAGAAGCCAATTGAGGTTTATACCCAACTGTGTGCACAACTTCGTTAAGCCTGCAATATTAGGTTCCCTGTCGCCATTCAAATAGCTTTGAGCGGTACGGTAAGGCAGCTCGCAAATCTCAGCGAACTCTTTGATTGAGCTGATCTTCTTTTGTTTTAGTACTTCTTTTAATCGCTCAGCTATACACATTTGCGTCTCTTTCGTTGCTTTATACACGTTTGTGTATATAATCTATCACACATAAGGCAAACATCATTGCATCAACAAAGGAGACAACGATGACTGCAGAACAAGTCAAATCTCTCTTCCGCCAGCGCGGGGTCACTTTCACCCGCTGGGCTGAAGAAAACGGCTACAGCCGCAATGAGGTCTACCGTGTTCTTAACGGCTTCACCAAAGCTCGTTACGGCAAATCACACGAAATTGCAGTGAAGCTGGGTCTGAAACCAGATTCGAATGCGGCGTAACGTTTTAGCCCGTGTAACAGATTATCACATATCGCAAAAAGGGGAATGTGACATGAGTAAGGCAAATGTATCCAGTTCTGGCTCCCGCATTCTGCGCGTTCTTAAAGCACTGCGTGGCCACGCCCTGAACGGTGTTTCTAACGGTGAACTGGCATCGGCTCTGGGCGAGTCACCGGCGAATATCAATCGTGCGCTCAATACCCTTATCGAAGAAGGACTGGCCCTGAAACTGGATAACGGGCGTTTTGCCCCTGGAGTTCAGCTCTTACAAATCGCCATGGCGCACAGTACCGAGATGGCACGGGCGCAGGATCGTATTAATGAAATCAACCAGCTTGTTATGGCTGGCAGTCGCTAAGGAGTTGAAATGGGACGCACAAAATCACAACCAGTTGAACTAATGGAAGATGCACCGCTGAGTGATGGCCTCAACGTTAGTCTTAATGCCATGACCGAACATCGCCTGGAAATAATGCAACAGTTTGGAGAAGGTCTGCCTTACGAACGTGATCGCATTGTCCATGAGACAAAGTTCTATATGGCTCAATCAGCCGAAGCCATGTTAGAGGCTGGTAAACGGCTGATTATTCTTAAGGAATGCGAACCGCATGGCGATTTCTCTCGCATCATCACTGAACAGCTGGGTCTTGCAGAAAGAACTGCAAGGTTGGTCATGCAAGCAGCAGTTAAATATTGCTCACCGGAATTAGAACCAAAACGGCAAGCGCTTGCCGTTTTGGGGAAAACAAAGCTGTTTGAGTTGATGACCGAAGATGATGGAGACCTGGTCGAATTAGCCGATGGCGGCACGATTGCTGGTATGAGTCTTGATGATATTGATCGCATGACAAGCCGCGAACTGAAGGCTGCCCTGCGTGAAGCCCGCGAAACCAGCGCAGCACAACAGCGCGTGCTCGCCGCCAAAAATGAAAAAATCGACTCTCTCTCCACCAAACTGGAGAAGAAATCCCGTATCCAGCCACCCAAGCCTGACGAAGAGGTGAAGAAGCTGCGTGCGGAAGTTACAGCGTTAGCGGTTGAGGCGGAATCTGCCATCGCCGTTCGACTGTCCAGCGCCTTTGAGACCCTGTGCGCATACTGTGCTGAAAATATGATTGATACCCCCAGAGACTTTATGGCCGGTCTGGTCTGCCAGTTGGAAAGCACCGCGCGTAGCCTGCGCTCCACATTTGACCTGCCGGACGAGCCGACAGGCAACGTCGCCCCTTCATGGCTGACTGACCCGACGCCAGAGATTAACGGGCAGGAGGCATAACCCATGAGTGCCGCCCTGACTGAACGACTGGTTTATGTTGCCCGCGCGGCACGTGACGCGGGGCATGGTAAGCGTGGTGCGATATATGATGCCGCCTGCGCCGAACTGGGCATTTCCCGCGCCACCCTGCTGCGCAAGCTGAAGGAGGTATCAGTGACTGACAAACGTAAAAAACGCGCCGATGCCGGGCGCAGTGCCCTGAGCCGCGACGAAGCCGCGCTGATATCTGCCACGCTGCGCGAGGCCACCCGTAAGAACGGTAAGCGCCTGTATTCCATCGCGGATGCGGTAGAGACCCTGCGGTCAAACGGCTTTATCACTGCTGGCAGAACGGACGAGGCCACAGGCGAGTTTTTCCCGCTGTCCGAGGACACCATCAGCCGCGCCCTGCGGAACTATGGTCTGCACCCGGAACAGCTTGACGCACCGGCCCCGTCGTCCGAGATGGCCAGCCTGCATCCCAATCACGTCTGGGAGATTGATGCCTCACTTTGTACGCTTTACTACCTGAGCAACGGCCATAAAGGGTTGCAGGTGATGGACAGCGCGAAGTTCTACAAGAACAAGCCTGCCAACATCGCCCGCATCGCCAGTGACCGCGTGTGGAGTTACGAGATTACCGACCATACCAGCGGCTGGATTTACGTTGAGTACGTGATGGGTGCGGAATCTGGTGAGAACCTCTGTTCTGTGCTTATCAACGCCATGCAGGAGCGCGGCGGCGCGGACGTGCTGCACGGCGTGCCGAAAATACTCTACCTTGATCCCGGTTCGGCGAACACCGCTGGCATGACGAAAAACATGTGCCGCTCGCTGGGCATCAATCTGATAGCGCACAAGCCGCATAACGCCCGCGCCACCGGGCAGGTGGAAAAGGCCCGTGACATTATCGAACGTAAACTGGAGCCGGGTCTCAAATTCCAGCCGGTTCATAGCCTGGACGAACTGAACGCGCTGGCGGTGAAATGGCGCAGCCACTTTAACGCTACGGCGGTCCACAGCCGCCACGGTAAAACCCGCACGGATATCTGGCTGAAGATTACTGCTGACCAGCTGAAAAAAGCGCCATCCGTTGAGGTTTGCCGCGAACTGGCGGTGGCCGCACCGGAACTCCGTAAGGTCACACCAAAACTGCGCGTCTCGTTCCGGGGCAATGAGTTTGACGTTTCGACGGTACCGGGCGTACTGGTCGGCGAAAAACTGATGATTACCCGTAACCCGTGGCGCAGCGATGTGGCGCAGGTGGTGCTGACCGGTGAGGACGGTCACGAGACGTTCTTCCTGGTCGAGGAGGTCAGAAAGAACGAGTTCGGCTTTGCCGAAAGCGCGGCGGTATTTGGCGAAAACTACAAAGCCCTGCCGGAGACCCCGGCGCAGACGGCGGCAAAAGAAATCGAAGAGCTGGTTACGGGCACCGATAACGCCACCGATGCAGCTGCTGCACGCAAGGCGAAGGCGCTGCCGTTCGGCGGGCGACTTGACCCGTACAAACATATCGACGACACCACGCTTCCGGCCTATATGCCGAAGCGCGGTCAGGCTTCAGACGTGCGCGGGCCGCGTATTGAGCAGCGTCCGCTGACCCATGTGGAGGCGGCGAAAGCCCTGCGCGAGAAGTTTGGCGCTAACGGCCATATCTGGACGCCGGAACATTACCGCCAGTTAACGGCGCAGTACCCGGATGGCGTACCTGAAGCCGCGCTGGATGAGGTGATGGTCACCCTGACCACTCCGGCCCGCAACAGCGTTATCAGCATCGTTAACGGTAACTGAGGAGGAAGGCATGCTGGTACTGAAGCAACAACTGAAAGAGGCCCGCATCCCGCAGGCGGTGGTGGCAAGAGCCGTCGCCGTTTCCGAGGCCACGCTGGCCCAGATTGTGAACCATAACGAGTGGCCCCGTACCAGCCCCGAAGAGGTGCGCCAGCGTCTGGCGTCCTGGCTGGAAAGTCAGGGGATTGATACAGCGAAGAGTTTTGATGCTGTACAGGGCGCAGCCACGCCCCGTACAGCGGGTACTACCGATAAAACCAACCTCAGCGAGGCAGAGAACATGTTACTCAAAAAGCAGGTGTTATTTCCAGCAACCAAAAAAGCGTTTGGCCTTTTCCGTGACCCGTTCGCCGATGAGGCCATGCAGGGCGCGGACGATGTGTTCACCACGCCGGATATCCGTTACGTGCGTGAGGCGCTGTTCCAGACCGCCCGCCACGGTGGCTTTCTGGCGGTTATCGGCGAGTCCGGCGCGGGTAAATCCACGCTGCGCCGCGATCTGATTGAACGCGTCAACCGCGAGAACGCGCCGGTGATTGTTATCGAGCCATACATCATCGCCATGGAAGACAACGACGTAAAGGGCAAAACCCTGAAGGCGGCAGCTATCGCCGAGGCCATCATCAGCACCATCGCGCCACTGGAGAGCATCAAGCGCAGCCAGGATGCCCGCTTCCGTCAGTTGCACCGCGTCCTGAAGGACAGCAGCCAGGCGGGCTTCAGCCACGTTCTGGTGATTGAGGAGGCCCACAGCCTGCCCATCCCTACGCTGAAGCACCTTAAACGCTTTTTTGAGCTGGAATCGGGCTTCAAAAAACTGCTGTCCATCGTGCTGATTGGCCAGCCTGAGCTGGCGGACAAACTGTCCGAACGCAACATGGAAGTCCGAGAGGTCGTCCAGCGCTGCGAGGTGGTCGAACTGCTGCCGCTGGACAACAGCCTGGAAGAGTTTCTGGCGTTCAAACTGCAACGCGCCGGTAAGCAGCTGGCCGACATCATGGACGCCAGCGCAGTAGAAGCCATCCGTGCCCGCCTGAGCAATCTGGGCAGCAACCGTAAAAGCATGGTCAGCCTGCTGTATCCGCTGGCCGTCAGTAACCTGGTGATAGCGGCCATGAATCTGGCCGCTGAAATCGGGGTTCCGCAGGTCAACGCCGACGTCGTCAAGGGGGTTTAATCATGAAATCCATCGCCGATATCAACCAGCAGATGAACAAGGTGCAGTCCGCCATTATGGCGCTCAACGCCATGAATACTACCGTGCAGAGCGTCATGATTGCGGGTAGTAAGCCGGTTATCCGTATCGCCCGCAACGGGCACTGTGCCCGCCTGCTGGAGCAGGGCAAGGCAAGTTATACCCATGTCGGCCATGACGGCTCAGGGCGCTTCCGTCAGGGCGTCTTTGAACTGCATGGCTGCCGCATTACCTGGTCAGAGTCATTACATTAACCATAAGGTGAACAGAGATGAGCGAAGTAAATAAAGAAGACTACATGAAAGA